ACCATTCTGATTCCACCTATTGGAAACAAAACTCCTTCATCAGTAGATACTTCTACTATTTGAGTTTGTTTTGCATACCCACCTCGTGTTCTATCAGAATCCAGTCTAGTTTCAATCGTAGAAATTAATTCATTTCTTTTTGTGTCAATATTTGTTGGTGTACCTTTAACAAATCCAATGATTACATAATCAACAGTAGCTTGTCTTGTTATTGTGCTTGATGTCATTGTTTGATCTGATCTAGTTTCATTACCAGTTTGAATAAAACAAGCTGGATATTGTTGTTCAGATAATTCATCTACATTAAAAGGTTCTCTAGTAATTTTTTTAATTGTAATGGGTGATGTACCAGTAGAAATTGTAGTAATTATATTACTGGCTATATTTTCTCGTTTGCTCATATTCTGCTTAATTTAGTATATTCTTCCATAAATTTATTTTTAAGTAATGGTGCTTCAGCATCACCTATTGCAAAAAATTTTCTTTTTCTTTGATTACCCATAGCTTTTAATCCTTCTCTTATTGCTGTAAAATAAACTTGTGCTTGTGTGGGTGAAGATTTTTGTGTCATATTAGATAACATCTTACCTGAAAAGAATAAATCTGGTTTAGTTGGCAACTGTTTTGCTTCTCTTATTTTTCTATATTCAGGAGTATATTTAACAAAGTCCATTCCATTAAAATCTTTTCCTTTAGCTGTTCTTCTTTTAATTAAGAACATTAAAAATTCTGCAGTTCTTCCTAATGACTTTTGAACTATTGAAGGTTGTTCTCTAATTTGTTTTTCAAAACCTTCAACAATTTGTAAAACATTACTTTCAATATTTAATTTCATCTAATTAATTTGAGTCTATGATAAGGTGCTTTTTCTGCATCTGCTACTGTATTAGAATCATCAGCATCATATTCAACACCATCTCTAAGTATATCTTCAATTTCACTTGCATACATTTGCTGATAATGTTTCATCATAACTTGAAATCTATCAGGATTATCATTTGAATTAAATTTTGTAAGTTGTGGACACGCATAAAAACCTATTACTTTAAATACACTTGCTCTTTTAAATTGGGCGTCTGTTAATAGTGTTGCGTCCATTTCAGTTGTGTTTAATATTGCTATATCTCTATAAGTTTCTTTTGAATAAACTGGAAACCATTTAATTCTTAAATCTCTTTCAATATCTGCTCTTGCTTGTGCGTGATAATCATTTGGAGTTGTGAATGATGAAATACCAAAAGTTAGAATATCTGGTTGGTAAAATGTTAAATCTGTATCAGTAGAGAAATTAGCCATAGTTAGTCCTTTATAATATATTTTCTTCTTAATGTTCTAGGAGAAATAGATGCAAATATTTCTGCTTCTGTTCTCTCTAGGTCTTTATCAAATCCATAATGTGTAGTTGATGTGTGTTTAAACCTATCTACTAGCACATAACGATAAACATAATCCTTATTCTTTAAATGAATAATTGTTTTTGGATTGTCTATCTGTTTCATAGTTAAATGGTGGGGCTTTTACACCCCACCGATTGTCTTAATTAGATAGAAGTATCAGTTATAACTGCACAACCGTAAGATTGTTTAATCGCACCTTTACCATACGTGATAGAAGCCACGATTTCAGTTGCTCTTAGAGAAGCATCTCTTTGAGTTTCAACTTTGAAATCTTCTTTAAGTGCTAAACCTAATGAAGCTGGGTGAAATACTGCACCGTAAGCATCATCATTAGCATCTGGAACGATATTTGCATTTTCAAATATCTGAACACCAGCAACAGTTCCAATGAAACCATCTCTTAATGCTTGATTTCCGATTTCAGAAATAGCATTTGCGTTAGTGTTGTAACCAGCTTGTGTTAAAGTTTTTTTCAAATTGTAGACTGCTCTTGGGTGGAATACACCATAAAGTGGAGCAGGTACATTTAACATTCTTAGTTTCGCAACAGCTTTGAAAATTAGATCTGCATCTAATTCAACGGCAGCAGCACCCACTTCGTTTGTTGTGAAATTAACAAAAAGAGCTGCTAAATCAGTATCAACTTTTTTAGCGATCGCACTTCCAAATAATTGACCAATGTCAGCACCAACATTTCTAGATGCAGAATCTCTGCCTAAATCTGTAAGTGTAGTCATCACGCCAACTTCCGAAGCAGTAATAGTAGCTTCAGTTGGATTAATTGCTGTGTTAGTTAAATCAGTAGCTTCATTAACAGCGTTAGCTGATACAGTAGGATATACTGGTACTGATATAGTTTTTCCTGATCCAGTTATTGGATAAGTCGTAACAAGAGGTCTCATTACAGATGTTTCTTCAAATGTAAAGATTGCTTCTTGTGTAATATTTTCAAACAGCTCGTCTAGAGTTGATGAAGTTGTTTCGTTTGCCATAGTTTTAGTTTTGTTTAGTTGTTAGTTTCATTTTAAATAAACCTTGATCTCTTTGTTTCCTTAATTCAGAATATAATTTTCTGTCATTCGGATTATTCAAATCAAGATCACTCATTTTTATTGGTTTGGGTGTTGAACCACCAATCTTACCTTGTGAACCTACTCCACTTTGAGTAGACATCACGTGATGAGGATTGTTTTTTAGATATTCGCTTACCAAATCATTTACTGACATTGGTTCGCCTTTGTCTGAGTATCTTGGAGTTCCATCTTCGTTTATAACTTCAACAGAACCTTGTTCGTTAAGTCTAACATTTGATCTTAGTAGTTGTTTAACTTCTGCTGGTTTAACAGCTTTCAGTCCACTTGCTACATTGACTAATGTTTCGTCTATACGAATCCTTTTTAATTCAGATTCCAACGATTGAATTTTTTGATCCTTTTTTGATACTGTTTCTTTTAAAACTTTATCAAACTCGCCACGTTGTTTAGCGATTTCTAGTTCCTTATCTTTTTTCTCTTGAAGTAACTTCTTAGCTTCTTCAATGTCAATTCCATCAAGTTTATTAGATACAGTTTTTTTATAACGATCTAATCTTCTTTGAACTATTTGTTCTAACTGATCTGCAGTAAAAACTTTGTTCTCTGATTCTTGATTTTCAGAAACTTCTACTCCAGCAGTTTTCTGAGATGCTGTATTCTCAACCGAGTCTTTTTTTACTTGCTCGTTCATAACTTACTCCTTCTATATTGTTAAGATTATCAAATATCAAGAAGATTAGGTAAATGCAAGATTAAATAGTTGAATTACCTTCATCATCAACCCAACTAGGATCAACTGGTTGCCAACTATGTCTGCAATTATAACCACCTCTTACTATGAATGGACTTCCTTGATCTCTACCTTGTCCAGTATCATTAGCCCATATTTGATTAATTTGTTCTTCAGTATAAACCTTACCTGTGTGTGTTCTGCAAAAATCTCTAGAATCTTTTATAATAGAACCATAGTATAAATAACTACCTAATCCTAATTGGTCAGCTCTAAACTTAGCTAACTGACCATCAAAGCCCATAATAGAATCAGTAACTAATAAACTTGCATATTTTACAAAGCTATCACCTTCAGTTGTTCTGCCATAAGTTTGTTTTAATTCATCAATAGCTGTATTTACTTCAGCGCCATCAGGATTGTTAGCTATATACTCTACAAGCTGTTGTGCTTTTTTATTATCTGAAAATTGATAGATACCATTTATTTTTTCTCTAACAGTTTCAACCATATCATTAAAAGACCTACCTACTAATGTTGATTGATAAACTTCACCAGCTAAAGTGTTTGCTAATTCATTTCCAAGATTTTGAAAATTAGTAAATGCTAACCTTTTTAATTGCTGAATAACAACTAAGTCAGCTTCAGTTATACTTTTAAACTCAGGTGGTATAGGTAGCTTTCCATAACTTGCTACAATCACTCCTGCTATCTTATCGTAATCTTTTATAAATGTTTGAACTGGTTTTAAATATAGTTCTTCTATTGCTTGTTGTAATTTTGGTTTAATTTCAATCGCTAATCTTGTTGAATATAATTCGCCAGTCCTAGTAGGAAGTTCAGAAGCTATACTTACTACTTCTCTCTCTAATCTTTGAATCGTTTTAAATAAAAGTTCTTGATGTTGTGCTTCTAGATTATCTAATGCTTTTTGTCTTATGTCTTGTAATTGCCTAAGGATATCTTGTGCCACATTAAATTGTAGGTAAAGTTATTGGTTGTTGTGCGAACTCTCCTAATGCTTCTGTACCACCTTCTATTTCAGAATCAATTTGTTCTAATGTAGTATCATCTTCAATTACTGTTCTTGCTATTTGTTTGTCTATCTCTTTAGCAAATGTAGCTGATTTAATATTACTTGCTTTAGCTTGTTGTAATAATTCTAGATCAGTTGCCCAATCTCTAATATCAAATGATTCAGGATATTCTATTTTACCTTCAAATACAGTTTCTTGCCATTCAGCAAATAATCTCCAGATTTGTTCTTCAGCGTGTTCCATTAATTTAGACTTTTCAGATAGTCTTGCATTTAATAATTCAAATTCAGTTCTTAAAGCTATACCAGATTGTACTCTTTCTGCTGTTGCTCTTAAAGTTCCTACGTGAGTTAAACGATTGATTGCTTCTACTTTATGATTAATAGATCTTAATACTCCGTCAAGATTACTTCCGTTAGGTTGTAAAATATATGGTTTTAAATTTGAATCAATGTTGTCAGGCATTTCTATAATAGAACCTGCACCTGCACCTGCATCAGTATCTCTTGTTTTAACTAATGATGGGTGATTGCTTAATCTAATAATTTGTTCAATCTCTGATAGTTCATTGTAAATAGCTTTTTGTAAATCAGCAACGTCAGTTAAGTCAGAAACTCCTAATGCTCTCATTGGGCTTCTTTGATTGTATAAAATAACTGCTGGTATTTTTCCTAGTGGGTTTGGTACTGAACTTACTAATTTAGGTTCATCTCTATTCATTGATGAAATAAATACACAATCAACTTTATCTTGAAACCAAAGTTTATAGTATTCTCCTTCTGCTGTTTGTTCTTCTCTAATTTTTAAATAGTCTAAGTAATAATATCCAGATTCATTTCTAGTGTAGTGCCAGTCTAAAACATTTTCTGGAGTATAAATATTTATGTATGGTCTAATGCCTTGGTCTAATTCTTCTGCTCTAGTCATTACGTTTGTAGATGGCTTATCAACCATTAACCATACGTGTCCATATACTGAAGCAAATCTTTGTGCTTCTCTCATTAACGAACTAAATGATCTACCTTCTAAATCAGCATCATCTTTAAATTGCTCAACTGACATATCTTCTTCAAGTGAAGCTAATTCTCTTACTGGTTCAACTCTAAATAAGAATGATGAATAAATATCTATAATGTTGCGACAATGATTATCTAATGGTGTGAAATTAGTTCTCTTAAAATATTCTGATTCTAGTTCTAATTGGTATGATTGTAAGTATTTTCCGTCTTGGTATTCTTTACCACCTAAGTATGATCTAATAAAATATTCCCATCTAGGCATCATACCTTTATAAACTTGATGTTGTAGTTCTATGTCTTGTCTAGTGTATGCCATTATGAGAATCTTTTTGGTTTTGATTTAGGTGTGTTTGAAGTGATTGGATATAAGTAATCTATTGCGTACCCTATTGCGTCAGTCATATGATCGTAACCATTATTTTTTTCTGGTTGATTTGTGCCTTCTTTATAGACTTGTTTCATTAAACTATTTATAAGTGTTTTACAAGAATGATCTATAAATATAGATCGCTTTCCGTCAAAACTTTTTAATTTTGAATTAACAGCATTAATTCTATCCCTTATTAAAGGGTGACTAGACTTACATTTAACATTAAGCCCAGCATTTTGCAATATAGTTAAGTCAGTTCTTCCACCTGCTGAAGTTTTTCGTTGTCTACTAGCTGGATCAGGATATACAACTATATTTTGTTTAGGGTATCTACTAAATAATTCTTCAATAAATTCATCAGTATTGGAACTATAAATAACAATCTCATCAAATACTTCAATAACATTATTCTTAATGTGAAATAAACAAGCACTCATTGGATCTATGTTAAAGTCCATACCCAAGTGTATTACTGCTTTAGGATCATACTTACATTCTTTAATATTTTGCTCTCTATCAAAGTTATAATAAACAACTCCTGCATACGTTTCAAATGATGCTAAATATTCTTGTCTAAATGTTCTCTCATCTAAATCTTTTTTAGCTTGGTCTATTTCTGCTTGTTCTACTTGCCCACCATCTAATGTTGTGTACTTAAAAGACTTCCATTCTTTGTCATCTCCCAGTCCTCTTTGAAATATATTATATGACCAGCTACCAAATCCTCTAGGTGTTCCTGTAAATAAGACGTGACCATTAACGTGCTTATCAGATATAGTTGGTCTTAACACTTCAGTCCACGCTTCTTCTGGAATATCGGCGAACTCGTCCATTACTAAAAAGTTTAATCCTACACCTCTTAAATTATCTGGAGATTTATCAGCCCCTTTTAAACTTATTTGACAACCATTCTTTAGAATTAATGTTAAATCAGATTCGTTAATGTACTTTACCCATCTAGCGTCTGTTGCCTTTTTCTTTAAAGGTTTCCACATTATCTCCTTAGACATTCTATAAGTTGGGCTTACATAGAATATCTTTCCATTCTTATTTCGTGATGCGAACCTTAATAATTCTACAAGTGCTAAGTGTGTTTTGCCAAACCTTCTTCCAGTTATAAGAACTCTAAATCTATTTGGACAAGTATAGACAGCTTTTTGTGGTTCGCTTAAAGGCATTAGTTAGTTGATCTTAGGTGCTTCTCTAAATCTTGTTCTAACTTTTTAATTATTAAATTTAATCTTTGTATTTCTTCTTGACTAATATCAGCTTGTTTCATTAGATCATAAATCCTAACTTCTAAGTCGTGGCTTCCTCGCATTTTCTTATCTAACATTTTTGGTTTCTTTCGCCCACACATACATTCTTTCACTTCTTTTTATTCTGGTATATTCTTAAATATCTTCTTCCTAACGCTACTGCTTCTGATTTGCTTTTTCCTCTATATCCCCATACTTCAAGTGCTAATTTTAATCTAGTTTTTCTACCCTTGGTGTCAAACAATCTACCTCTACCACTTCCCATTCTAACTAAGAAGGAACCTTTACGTCTATATTCACTTAAACTATTTGGTCTTGATTTAACTGGTGGTCTTAAATTGCTACCTGTTGCCCTATTAATTCTTGCTCTACCATAAGCAGATAATCCACCTTTTGGATTTTTAAATCTTTTAGTTATTCTTATCATATTTTTTCATACT